CAAGCGATCTTATAAAAACAGGAAGTACAAGTATATTAGCTAACGACTTAGTTAGATCAGGAAGTTTTATTACAGGCTCAACACCTACAGGTTCTATTAGATTATCAGGTAGTGCTGATCAATTATCTACTATTACTATACTTTCAGGAAGTCTAAAACCATCAATGATTTCAGGATCTACACCTCAATCATTTTTTCAACAAGGTACTTATGATGTTTATTATACAGTAGATAAAGCATTAGGTAATGGTACAGTGATAACAAGTAATAAAGCATTGATAAGATTTAACATTATACCTCCCGATTGTACTTTTGGATTTATAGTAGCAACATCATCATTAGCTCCTTTATAACATAATTTGTTTGTGTTAAAATAGGTTATTATATTATAGTTATGAGTACTATTTTTATTTCTATTGCATCTTATAGAGATCCACAATTATTATTCACATTACGTGACTGCATAAATAAAGCAGATAATCCTGTTAATTTACGATTTGGTATTGCTTGGCAACACAATATTGAAGATGAATGGGATAATTTAGATGAGTTTCAATTTGATCCTCGTTTTACAATTATAGATATTCCTTATAATGATTCTAAAGGAACATGTTGGGCTAGAAATTTAATTCAACAACAATATCAAGGTGAAGATTATTATTTACAATTAGATTCACATCATCGCTTTGTTGAAGGGTGGGATACTAAATGTATTGATTCATTAGAAGATTTAAAATCAAAAGGTCATAAAAAACCTTTATTAACTGCTTATTTACCATCTTTCAATCCTAATAATGATCCTGAAGAAAGAGTAATTGAATCTTGGTGGATGACTTTTGATAGATTTATTCCTGAAGGAGCTGTATTTTTCTTACCTGCTATTATACCAGATTGGCAAAACTTAACATCACCTATTTCATCACGTTTTCTATCAGCACATTTTATTTTTACCTTAGGTCAATGGTGTACGGAAGTACCTTATGATCCTGAATATTATTTTCATGGTGAAGAAATTTCATTAGCTGTTCGTTCATATACTCATGGTTATGATTTATTTCATCCCCATATAATAATTGCTTGGCACGAATATACTCGTAAGGATAGAATTAAACATTGGGAAGATGATAAAGAATGGTTTCATAAAAATACTCATGCTCATAAACGAAATAGAGCATTATTTGGTATTGATATAGAATGTAGATGTGATATGGAATTTGGTCCTTATGATTTTGGTACTGAACGAATCTTACAACAATACGAAGCATATGCTGGTATTCGTTTTAGAGATAGAAGCATTCAAAGCTATACTTTACAAAATAAAGTAGCACCTAATCCAGTTATCACTAGTCCTTTGAACTACGATGCATCATTTATAAAGATGTTTAAACATTGTATTAATCTTAATATGGATTTAGTGCCGTTAGATGATTATAATTTTTGGGCACTTACCTTTAACGATATAGATGGTGTTGAATTATTTAGAAAAGATATAGGTGTTGATGAAATAACATTATTTAAAACGAAATCTAATATAGAAATATGGGTTGAATTTGAAACCATTGCTCAACCTAGTAAATGGACAATATCACCACACTCTTTATTACAAGGGTGGTGTGGTAAAATTGAAGAAATATTACCCATATAAAAAGTTAAATTTTAAAATATTTATATAAAACACATACATTTTGCCTAATACAATATACGTACAAGTAACTGACGAAACTACCTCACCAGGTCCATATTCAATATATGCCGACACGGTGAATAGTGCTCCGCTTATGACAAATGTATCTTTAGCAGATTTAAGAGCAGCTGTATCTATGAGTGTAGTTTCTTATCCTACTAATGTTTTATTAGTAAATAAAAATCCAGCTTGTGCTACAAGCCTAACAAATACAGTTATTGTTTATACAGGTTTAGTTCCAACTCCTACACCAACTATAACACCAACATTAACACCAACTATAACACCAACATTCACCCCTACAATTTATCCAACCCCAACACCTACACCTCCAACACCTACTCCTACTACTGCTCAAGTATCAGTAACAGTAAGTTTAACAATAGATGCTGGTAATACAGGATATACTGAAATTTTTTATCAAGGTTCTGGAGAAGGTTCACCATCATTAAAACAAACGTTAACAACAACAAGTACAGTTTCTGTAAATGTTCCTTCTGGTAATAAATTCTATGTAAGAACTTTTCAAACATCTAGAGCATATAGTTACCAAGTTGGTGAAATTATATTTAGAGTTAATGGTAATAATGACTTCTGTAGTCCTTACATACAGAAAACTTTAGGTGCTAGTCTTGAACTTTCTTGTCCTGCTGTTTATGCTGGTGGTAACCCTACAGTTACAACTGGAAATACTTATGTTGCAAATACTTATATAGGTAACCAAAGATAATAATAAAAAATGCCCATAATAAGCTATACCGGATCCTTTCAATTATCATTTAAAAATGAACATACTTTGTTTGAGAATGAAATACATTGCACTATTAAAGAAAGTGAATTTAATTTATCTTACAATCCTACTTTAATTTCAGGTAGTCAACCTCGTATAGTATCTGGAAGTGCAGGATATGTTTTAACAGGTTCTTTAAATGGTACTTTAAAATCATTTGCTACAGGCTCTACTTTACCATCAGGATCTTATTTTACACCTTATGCTACAGCAATAGGTTTATATAATGATGATAATGATTTATTAGCAATAGCTAAATTTGGTAAACCAATTTTAATGTCACCTTACACTGACATGACATTCGTTGTGAAATATGATACATAAATGGAAAAGTTGGGATATAATTGATCCCACAAAATATTATGGTTTTGTTTACTGTATTACTAACGAAATAACAGGTAAGTTTTACATTGGTAAAAAAGCATTCTTTCATAATAAGAAGCATAAACTTACTCAAAAACAATTAGCAGAACAAACAGGACCTGGTCGCAAACCAAAGTTTGAAATTATTCAAAGTGAAAGTGATTGGCAAACATATTGGGGTTCTAATAAGCAATTACTTGCTGATATTAAACAATATGGTGAGGAAAATTTCAATTGTTGGATTTATAGACAATGTTCTACCAAAAAACAACTAACATACTATGAAATGCATTATCAATGCAAGTATGAATGTTTAACTAGTTCTAGTATGTCCTATAATGACAATATATTAGGTAAATTTTTTACTAGAGATTTGATAGAGGCAAAATAAAGTCTTATATTTGCGGTTATGGAAAATGCTGCTCTACTAGTATTAGTAGAATCTGTTTTAGGTAAAGGCACACCAACAAGCAAAGGTAACTATGCTTTTAAATGTCCGTTTTGTGCTCACCACAAAAATAAACTAGAAGTATCATTACGTACCACAGCTAAAAAGGAAAATTTTTGGCATTGTTGGGTGTGTGATACTAAGGGTAAAACTATCCGTACCCTATTTAAACAAGCAAAAGCAACACCAGACAAATTTACTGACCTAAATCTGCTCATTCAGCCTACTAATATAGAAGATATTGTATCTACTGAGGTACTCGCTTTACCCGCTGAGTACATCGCATTAAATGGTATTTACTCGGATAAGATCGCTCAAATAGAGGCTAAACACGCATTAAAATTTCTAACGAAACGTAACGTAACTAAAGACGATATTTTAAAATATAATATTGGTTTCTGTAAAGAAGGGTCGTATGGTGGGCGAATAATAATACCTTCATATGATGCAAATGGTATTTTAAATTACTTCGTTGCTCGCGCTTATAAAGAATCAGATCGTAAATACAAAAATCCACCTGTAGCATCTAAGGAAGTTATAGGTTTAGAATTATACATAAATTGGGATGCACCAATTATACTTTGTGAAGGTATGTTTGATGCAATCACAATTAAAAGAAATGTGATTCCATTATTAGGTAAAGTGTTACATAACAAACTAATGGAAAAACTAGTTAAATCAAGCGTCGATAGAATTTATATTGCACTAGATAATGATGCTAAAAAAGATGCTCTTAAACATGCCGAGAAATTAATGTCGTATGGTAAAGAGGTTTATATGGTAGAATTAGAAGGTAAGG